CTAATGATAAAGTACCTACACTAGGTGGACCATCATCTACCCCAGTCTCAGAATCCATTAAAAATCCTACTTGAACAGTAAATTCTTTAATTAAAGTCCCAGTACTTAAATCTACTTCCTCATCATTTTCATTCAAGACTGGTTCTACAGAATCATCATCTAAAATAACAAGTGGATTTTCAGGATATAAATTATCTGATAAAACTCCATCATTTACAGATAAAACAAAAACATCCTCTTTTAATACCTCACCAGTAGTATTCTTCCCAACGGGACGAATAACATTACCCGATCTAATTCTAACTTCATCCATCTCAAATTTTAAATTAGCGAATAATCCTTCTAAACGACTCATTGTGTTTTCTAATTTAATAAAAGATCCGTATTGATTTTTAATTAAAACACTCCCATCATTAGACAATAAAATTTCAGAAGCAGAAAATGCCGTAATCTGAACTTCTCCTTCTTCTAAATGTCTTTGAAGTAAAGCCACGGTAGATGTTTCTTTATCACCAGTACGATCAGAAATGTATTTCCCAATATCTTTAGAATAATAACCTATGTGAACCCAATCATCTCCACTTATTCGATACAATATAGCAATCGTAACCCCTACTTTAGGAACTACTTTAATTCCTACACCATTAGTAGTCATTAAATGATTTATAGAGACATTCTCAACTGTTATAGGATTTCCTTCCAAAATAACATCCATGACATTATTTTCATAATCGACTCTACTTATAGAACCATAACGAACATTATTTTCTTTCGAAGATTTCCCGTATTGAATTACCTCATTATTTTTATTAAACACATTCATTATTAAACACCTACTTTAAATATGACTGATATAATACTTGACATTACTTTGCCCCTCAAGAGTGTACGCATCATCATCTGGTGTGGGAGTAATATACCACTCTTCTATAGCACCACCAGGATTGTATTTCATATGATCAAGAAACAAAGATAAAAATGCTCCTTTTGTGTAACCTTTAGGTAATTTTGGCGGATTTTTATCCGTAGGATAAAAATATTTTTTGTAAGCACTTTTTATAGAGGCATCTAAACCTCTAGATTCTATTTTTAAATGTTTCCCATATAGTTTATAATAATCTGATTTAGTAGACTGTTTATGTTTTTTGAGTGCTCTTTTTGCAGAGTCATAATCATCTTTTGATGTTTGCTTCTCTTTTAATGCAAATATATACTTATTTCTGTAAATTGCTTTTTGTTTTTTACCTATCTGATCTAATTCTTTTTTAGCTTTTTCAGCATTTTTTTTATCACCATCATAAATTAATTTAGCAAAAGCTACATCTGCTAAATAGTTGTTCCCTAATTCCTCTGATTTTTCTTGTTTTTCTAATAATTCATCTATTCTTAATACTTGAGATCTAATATTACTAATTTGGCTTAATGGAAATAAAATATCGGTATTATTTTTTGATGAATTAAATAATACAGTATATGATCGTTCCATACCTCTTTCATCAAATTCTAAATGCCCTATTTCATTATGAGCAGAAAATAACCCACCAGTCATCATATCACCAACATCTTGAAAAGTACCTACCACAGCCTCACTAGTTAAACTTGTATCATTAAGACCTATAGCTTTAGATGCTGCACCACCAGCTAGTGTAGTTGATTGTGATACTAGTTTATTGAATTCTAAATAATTTTGACCTTGGTTAGCAAAAAACGCATTATCATTTTTACCTAATAAAATATCTAAATCCTCTCCATAACTATATGAGTAAGTTAATGAATTTTTACGTATATAAGTTAAAGTAGCATTCGTTGAAAATTCACCATTAAAAACATATTTAATTGAATTACCTTCCATCAATCCTATAGCATCCTTTCTTTCACAATAATAGGGTCTATTTAGCATCATCTCAGGTCTACCTATAAAGTCAATTGAAATTTTATATGCCTGCCCTAATAATCTATTAAATACTGATTTAGCGTACCTATCCGCTTCATAACCACCTTTCACATAAGGATTTACTATAGGTTCTATTCGTTTATAACCATATAATCTAACTAAATCAGTTCTAGGATTATAAAAACCTTTTTTAGCTAAAATTCTTAATGAAGCTAATGATGTTGCTTTTACTTCTGCAGGAATTCCGAAAGCATCTTGAGTTTTAAGATATTGTTCATATATTTTTAATATTTCAGGATTTCCTACATCACATAAAGCTATTGGCTCATATAATAGTAACAAACTATTAATTGCTGCTTTATTAACTCCTAGAATACCACCTTTCCCTTTATCATCAACAACATTAAAAACTCCTAATTTTTCCCATTTTTGTAAAAATTGAATACTTTCTACGGAAATATTACCTCCAGAATCTTCCACAGCTTTACCAGCTTTTTTCTTCATTTGAGTAAGTTCTTTAAACCCACTAAAGTTAAGATTTTTATTTGAATTAGCATTAGGTCGTTTTTTAGATGATTTAAAATAATCCTCAACTTTTGTTGTTTTATAATTCAAACCACCTAAATTTAAGGAACTAAACATTTGTTTAACTATAAAATCATGAATAGCTACACTATTAGCATTATTCTTATAATCATCACCTAACTCTCTTTTTAAAAGATCATGAAATAGTCGAACAGTCTTTTCTCTCCAAAGAAGTTTTGTTTTCGTTAACTCATCAATAGCTTCTATAAAATCAGGAAAAAGAGCAGCAGGGGTTTTTTTAGAAGCATTAACAATTAAAGATAAAAAAACCATCTGTCTAAATTGTTTAAATAAAGTATCTCGTTCTTTTACCCTTTTAGCCATATCTTCTTCATTTTTCACACCAAATCTAATATAATCTTCAAAACCATCTGCTACATACTGACCATGACTCAAACGACTTCGTTTCCTACTCCCTGATCCTCTAGAAGTAGATGATATCACAGCACCTAATCCTGACACAGCTTTCTCTGCCGGACCACCAATATCAGTAGAACTACCATGGACAACAACAGCACTAGTTATAGAATTTGGATTAAACGTCTGAGTAGTTCTAATTCTATCTTTTTCCATAATAAAAAAAGGATGATTAGCTTTTTTATTATACACATAAGCCCAATCTTTTACTTTAACATTTTTAGGACTTTTACTTTGAGAATCTTGAAATATCCTATTCCTCATAAAAATCACTTCTCGTTTTTGAACGATATCTCTAGGTTCTATCTTATCAGAAAATTCTAATGGGTGCATGTCATACATTTCTGGTTCAAGAAATATATCACCCATAGGTGAACAATACATACTATATTCCAAAGGTTTTAATTTATCTTTAAGATAATCATATACAGTAGTACTTTCTTCTTCAAATAATTTACCTAAACTACCAAAACCACCTGTACCTTTCTTTATACTATTATCAAACTTTTGAGGAAGTACTAAAAATAATCTTGGTCTAAATAAATTTAAACTAGATCCAGCCGATTGTTCACCTACACCATCTTCCGCTGATCTGATCTCTGTAGGTGATCCTGCTAAAGAGGCCCTGACTTTATCATATGGACTCATATTTAAAAAATCTACATTCACAGGAGGATTATCACCAAATAATGTTAATTTAGATCCTTTATTGTAACACTCTATAAAAATATTTTCTAATATATTAAAGTTATCTATAAAAGAATGATTTAGTGCTGGATGTACACCACAAACACCAAATGCTTTATTATCTTCCCACCCTGTTTGGTCACCTGTGTCTGGATATGATGAATCTCTAAAGGAGGGGAAAGCTAAAGATTCACTTATTCTATGGTTAGATTCCCAATATCTTACTGATAAATTAAGAAATCTATTTAATCTTTTACCTGTAAATCTAGAAAGTGCTAACTCATTCCATTGTAAATATAATGACACGGAAGGACCTAATGAATATTGGTTAGGTCCTCCAGAAAAACCAGCATAGTCAATATTACTTGTCGAAACTTGTCCTGATGATTGACTACTACCTAAAGCTCTATTTATACTACTATTAATAACACTATGATCTCCTGTCATCATATAACTATGATCAATTCTAGCACCTTCATGCATGGTTCGTTTTGTTTTCTCATAAATCTTAGGATCTGACACATCAATTAATTCAGAACTTCCTGTTCTACCTGGTTTTGATATATGACAATTATAAGTATTAAGACCAAAATCATATGAAAATCCTATAATTTTCATTAAATTAGAAAATGTAAACTTAGAAGACATATCACCATAAGGTAGGGTACTTGTTTTTTTATTAGTCCCATAAATTCTATTTTCTAAATTTGACATCGAATAAAATGCAGATTTAGTAGATATTTTAGCTCTTTTCCAAATTGATGAAGTATCTTGACAATTTAGTGTAATATTATTTGAATCTCCGTATGCATCAGAATCTGTATAATCATTTACTATTCCTGAAAATCCAAAATACCATAAAGAAGAAAACCTTCCTTTCAAAAATACATATACTGGATCTCTATAATCAAAAACTAAATCTCCTACTTTTTTAGTTATACCACTAAAATGTTTGGCTTCAAAAATCATTCGAGTTGCACCACGAACTGAAGGTGCAGCCGATACAAAATCAGCAATAGCATCACCCGCATTTTTAGCTACATCTATAATTTCTCCTGTAGTTTTCCCTACTTCATCACCACCTATTTCAGTAGCAACTTTTTCTGCCATCGCATCCCAATCAACTTTCATAGGATCTTGTCTGTTAAAATCAGGATATGTATAAGTAGAAAGAATATCTTTATCTTCTCTCCATTTTTTCATTAAATCCATTTTAGAAAGCTCATACTTCCCTCTTGGGTTTGTTAAAGAAATTGAACAGCTATTACCTCCGAGAGAGTTTTTTATTTGAACTGATGTTACATCTTTTGTTAATTCAGTTCCAAAAATAAAAACCCTACAATCTGGATTTAATCCTATAAGAGTTGTACCGTCTTCCCTTTCTCGTTCAAAATCTGCAGGATCTAACATAACATCGAACGTGCCAAAAGCCGCATAATTCCCAAACGTACTAGATATAAACTTTCCTGTATCTTTTAATAAACCCATTAGGCACCAAATCCTGATGACAAGCTAGGTGCTCCTAAAGTGCCAAACATTCCTTGCATTTTTTTATAATATGATATTGGTTTTAAAGATTCTACAATAAAAGAAAAACTATATTCAATAGTTTGTGCATCTGTCCCTGATTCTGGAACTTGAAAATCTTTATAATAACCTTCGCAAATTACTCCCGCTGGGTATTGTTTCGTATATATTTTAACAAATTTAGTATTATAATGATCAATACCATCATATCCTAAAAAGTACATGGGATCATCTGCAATTTCACGTAATCTAGTAAGAAACACTCTTGGTGAGTTATCTTGTATTTGATTTCCATATTGATCTTTATTATTAGATCCTCCGCTTGCCCCTGTAATTGAAGTAGCGGAATTAACTGTTTCTTGAGGACCCATCATAATCCAACCAACTTTACCACTAACAGCCATTGTTATAGTGTCTGGTCTATAATGATAAGTTACTATTGATCCAGCTGTGTGAGTTTTTTTATTCTGATAAGGTCTAGATAATTTTATCTTTTCCGGATTGACCCACATCTCATACCATGCTTTAGCTTCATTAACAAAATCAACATAAGGATTATCTGGTAGTAAACCACCAAATTGAGAAGTATTCATTTGAATTCTTCTCGAAGTAAATTGAAAGGGAGTAAACCCTCGTTTATTAAACTCTACATTAGTTTGACGATTTGTTGTATATTCACCCATTAGGATAACCCTTAACTATAATGCTCTTCTATTTTTTTCTCTATCTCTTTCATTATCGTATCTTTATCTGCACCACTTGCAAATATATTAACAGAAGTGCCTGCACCTTTATCTTTTCCCATAGCCCCAGCCATATCATCATGAGTAAATACTTCACCACTTGTATTATTAGAGAAAAATACTGCCTCACCACCCTGTTCATTTACTTTAAATGATTCTCCCGGACTGAATGATCCACCAGCAGCTTTACCTTTATCTACAACTTTACCACCTTTATCTACAACTTTACCTATTAATGAATTCAAAACCTCCTCTGCCATACCTTTTTCTTTTTTATTAAAAGATCCTTTTACAGTACCAAATACATTTTTTATTTGATTATAAGCAGAACTCCCTACTGCTTTATTTATTGTATTGTATTCTGCCATTATAGGTTTTAGTGCTTCTGCTATCTCCTTCTCACTTTTCCCTTCTGCTTTCATTCGTGTTGCTACCGCAGTAGCTTCTAATAACTTTGTTTGACCTACTCCTAAAACTAACTGATCAAATGCTAATTTAGCTAAAGATCGTTGAATAGCTTCAGTTCTTGATGCTGTAGATCGTAAACTACCTAACAATTGATTTGTAGATTTAAATTTATCTGCTAATTTAGGATTATCTGCTATTTTTTTCAAACCCTCTTTGTCTTTCATAGCTAGTGTTCTTGCAGTAGCTTCACTCATCCCAAACAAATCTTTAGCAGTTTTAATTTGTAAAAATAATTTCTCATCTGCATTCTTTCCAGTTGCTGCTGCATCTAGCATGGTTTCTTTCATCATCATAACTCTATTAGCCATCATCTCTCCATCTGAGACACCTTTCTTAGATCCAGCTATATCAAAACCACCTCCTGCATTTGCTGATAACCCTGCAGCTGCTTTACTACCTAATGCTGATTTAGTCCATGCTTTCATTCCTATATCTTTAGTACCTCGATCTGATCCAAAATACATATGCATGGCATCATCCATTTGACCTTTTCCAGTACCGGATGCTAATTCTTTTGTAATTTTCCCTGCATCTGCACGAGCACTTACACCAAATTTACTTAATTTGTCAGAACTTTTTGCTACCATTGCCATTGTATTACCAACGGTACCTACATCTACATTTAAAAATCTTGCTTGAACAGTAGCGTCTTGCACACCTTTAGCCATTTCTTTTACTGGTAAATTAGTACCTTTTGCGGCATGTTGCATTTTTCTAAATGTCATTTCCATCTGTTTACCAGCATTTTTCGCACCGCTAGTTATTTTCAAATATTCATTTAACATAGATGTTGTGGCAGAATTATCCATTCCCATGGTCTTACCGACTTTAAGAGCTTGACCTAATGCTCCTTTGTCTTGAGTAACACCCGCTCCTGCCATAGATGATCCCCATGCTTTAGAACCATCTCTTCCTAATGCCCATCTATAATTTAATGCTTCTTTATCTACAACACTACGTTGACCTTCCCCAGTTTGAGCTCTTGCGGCTTGAGTTGTTTCCCTAGCAGCGAGAGTATCTTTATATCTAAATTCAGCAGCTTGTATTAAATTAGCCATAAAACCTTTGATAGCTTGCCCAACTAAAGTTTTACCTACACCTGATGCTTCTAATGCTGCTGAAGTCATTGTATTAAAAGATGCCTCCACACCCCCCCAGGAATTTTTCCACATGTTATTTGTTTTAATAACAACCATAGAAGCTGTTTGAGCAAATGTTTTTAAAATACCACCAACAGTTAATCCAGTTACTTTAGCGATTTCACCTAAATTTTTAGATATTACTAAACCTAAGTTTCCTATAGATTTACCCATTTTTTTAAAATCACCACTAGCTATAGCTTTCTGAGCATCAGAAAAAACAGCTGTAAATTTCTTTCCTAATCCTGCAATATCCTTTTTAGGATCAACAGCTTTTGCAAAAAGAACAGACCAACCAGAAATCTGACCAGCAATATTTTGACCCAAACCAGTCATAACATTATGTATATTAACATCCTGACCAGATTGTCCCTTTTGTACTTCCTGTTCCCAGGCAGATAATTTACGTTTTTCAGCCATAATAATTCCCTTTTACTAAATTAATAAGATATAGCAACACCATCTATACCTATCATTTTTTCATATCGTTCTTTAGAGATAATAATATTTCCATCACCATCAACTAATCCTACTACTGGATCATAATGTGAGTTAGCAACTGCTGATACACTTTTTCCACCATCACCGGAAGAAGTAGATACCTCATAACCACCTTTTACTTTAGCTTTTTCCATATGTTCTCTATATACTTTATAGACATCTGGATTAGCAATTTGACCAATAATATTAGCGTGAGGTTCCCATAGATCGGACCATTCACTTTTTGTTTTCATCTGTAAAAATTTAAAAGCAATAGTCCAATAAAAAGATGGTATATGTTTGACATCCTCGGAGTAAGGATTCCATTGATTATAAGTACAAACATACAGTTTTACAAAGCTGTCACCCACCAAATCAATTAAAGTCTCCCAGGACTCCGGTGGGTGACTTATTAGTTTTTTAGTTTTTCTAAAGCGACATCCCGTTTTTCTTCAATCTCTTTATACTTAGTATAAAAATCATCAATAACTTTATTAGGCATATGCTCTAAATATCTTCGAATAGCATGTCTAATTGCTAAACTATATTCTTCTCTGGTACTATAATCAATAGGTTTTATTTCAGGATACCATTCGGTAATATGAGATCCATTCACTGCTTCTAAAGAATAAACTACTTGAGCTGACATGATAGCTGAAAATCTACTTGCTTGTGTTTCTAAATCATCTGTGACTTCTTCAAAAGATAACAAAATATCTCTATGATCAAGAGCTCTCATGGTCCATTTATTACCATACAACTCAAAAGTTTCACTATAATCACCTTTAGCAATAATAGATTTTAAAATATCTTTTGGAGTATCTTTTCCAGAAAAATTATTTGCTTTAGCTTCTTTAATATCTTGTTGAATGTGTTCATCTAAAATTTCATGTTTAAAATTTCCAAACATAGCATTATTTACATTATCTTTTATAACAGCTCGATCTGTTGGTTGAGTTGTAGGCTCACCAGTATTATGTAAATCTGGAATAGATGTATTAGACTTTAAAGGTGGAATTGGTTGTCCTAGTACTGGTCCCGTACCTGCAGGAATATTGTTTTTGTTGTAGAAGTTGTCTTTCCCCCTGTTTAAGAACTGGTCAGTCCCGATATTAACATTATCAGGATTTACAGATTGATTCTGTCTTTTTTCCATAAAAATCTCCTTTTCATATTACTTCATATTATTTAATATTATTTTTAAAAACCCTCTAAACAAATAGAGGGTTTTTTTATTAAGCACCTAGTGATGATGATAATGGTCGGATATAAGTAGCGTCTACTTTACCCTCTTCTAAAATAGGTTCGTTTTTATCACTTTCAGGAATAGTTTCCCCGATAGATTTAAACCAACATCCACCAAATTTTCTTCCCCAAAGAGCTCCTCCAGAAAGAGGAGAAACATAAACTTGATAAATATCAAAGGGTCTAACTTGTTGAAGTATATTCACATACTTAATCAAAGCAGTTGAATCTTCAGTTAAATTTGGAGCTGTTGCAGTTGAATCATAAACCCCACTACCAGTAGCTCTAGCAACGGCAGCCATTAAGTTTCCTGTATATAATGCATATCTACTAAGAGTTAATTCTACCGGAGCCATCTTACCAGGGATAACTTCAATTGCTTCTCCTGGCCAGTATGAGGTATCTTCATCAAAAGTTGTAGCTGTAAAAGATCCTGAAATTCCTGCGGCTGCAGCATCATCACCTCTAATATCTGGGTAAGGCTCTATTTGCCAAATAGTTTTATTTTCTCTAGACATAGTAAAATCAAATTTATGAATATACCCTATAGCATATTGAGTATCTCCTATACGGATACCCATTGTTATTGACTGAATAGATGCATGAGGTAATGTAGCACTTTCATTCATGTTATGTAGAGGTAGTAATCTGTTTCCTTGTACTGTATAATCACCCATGATATTTTTTGCTCCTTAAAATATAATCAAATTTATATTTTTAATCTTTTTAAACCACTCTTAATTAAAACTAAGAGATTTTTTTAAAATTAAACTGATAATGCATATGTTCCTGACGTATATTTATGTGTATACACAGAATAATAGGAATAATACACATTAACAGTGTCACGTCTGTTTGTTGGTAATGAAACCGTAATTGTATCTACTTTTTCTATAATACCAGCTTGTTTGTATATTGCAAATAAAGATGCCATATACCTATGAACATTATTTTGATAAGAACCCCTATCAAGAATTAATTTACCTTTATAGGTATTATCTAATTGAGTGGCAACATCAGTAGCTATGTAATCCTTCGCTATTACAATATTAATATTATTATTTTCAACCGTACTATTATCAGTAGTTAAATCATCCATAACTTTAATAACACCAGCAACTGATTTAACAATAAATACACTACTACCACCACATAATTTCAATTGATATTTTGAATAATAATCATCAAAATCCTCATCATACAATTCAAGACCAGGAATCTGTCTATTCAATAATGTTGTAGGTGGGTAACTAAATGAATCTCTATATGCCCCAATAGTAGCTGCAATGAAAGCTCCATCAACAATTGTTGTTAACTCTTCTCGAGTAGTTGGATCATTATAATAATATTTAGCTCGGGTAGCATTAACAACCATAACACGTTCTTGAGAAATATTTTTTGCTATACCTCTAATAGAAGTAGCATCAGATTCATCCCCAACTGATGTCCCACTAGCCACACCTGTCCAAAACATTCTATACATTCCGTGATCCGGAAGACTTCTTTCAACAACATGTGAATAATATGCTGCTCTAACTAATGCATTTGTAGTTAAAGGTAATACTGTTTGAACTTCTCGTTCTTCTATTAAATCTAATGCATCAATATAATCAGATGAACTATCTGATCTAATTTGAACTACAGCTATCTTAGGAATATTAAATACCTTAAGAGCTAACCTAGATATCATAACTAATGGGTTAGCGGGAATGTTGTCTCCTAAATCTGCAATAACATCTTCAAATCTAGTAAATTCTTTATACCTATAATCATTTAATTCAGTGTCAGTAACATTAATAGCATCGTAAGGTCTGTTATATTTATAAGTTACAAAATAAGTTGCACCTATTGTAACTACTCCAGAAGAGGTCCAAACAATCTGGTCGTTAGTTAAATCAAAATGAGTACCTTCTGTATAATCAGCTAATCCTTTTTGTGATCCTATTTCTATAATAGAATAAATACCTGCACTTGTATATGCTAAATCATCAGCTAAACCTACTGCAGCTCTTATTACTTCTTCATATTCTACTTTAATATAATCACTCGCCAGACCTATAAAACAGGGTAATCTCTGAGAAGATGATGTGGTAACTGAAGATGGTGTGGTAACTTCTCGTAATTTTACACCAGGTAATTCGTATCCAGCCATTATATAACCTCACTAAATTTATATGCAAATATACTATTAAAATCTAATCGTTCTTATTAATAATAATGACCAAATTGTAATATTATTTAAGTTTTCTATCATTTTTTTTAGAATGTATAAGGACCTGAAGATTGTTCAACATGAACAGTTCCAGAGTCATCATCTAACACAACATTTTTTAATTCCAATTTAACATCTAATCCAGTGAAAGTATATTCTATAAAAGAAGTCATACTTACATTTGTAATATATATAAAAGATGTTTTAGATTCTTCATCTGCGACTTCAGACTCTGTACCGAAAGTTAATGTATCTTTATTAGGAAGAATTGAGAAAGTATTTCCATCTTGAGTTGAATAATGATATTGCCACCTATAATAGTGTGTAAAACACATATTTAATATTTCAGATAATCTAGATCTATCATCTCCAGATAACGCAGCAATAACAAATTTTGTTTTAATGATCGAAGATCCAGCATAAACAGTTACAGCCGATCTTCCTGTTGAAGTAGTAACATCCCTATAACCAACAATATTGTCAGCACCCATATACATTTTATTTTCAGAAGCATCTTCCGTCTGCACAATAATAATAGGGAATTTTCTCTCTCCATATGGAAAATCTCTTACAATATGAAGTTTTTTTTCATATAATGAATTTTGATTCTGAATAATTTCTGGAATTTGTAATTTATAATACTTTACTTGTTCATTGAAAACATTTTCAATCATATTGATCAAAATAGATTTAGTTTGTCTTTGTATCTTAGAAAAGTTAAAATTATATAAAGGTCCAGCCCCATATGAATTTTCTAAATCAAAAGGAGTTTCTAAAGACATTAAAGCACCTTACAAATTATTTTTTTCGTATAATCTTCAAATATAAATGCAGCTTGATCAAAATAAGGACACACATTACTACCTTGCATACATACAGGATTATTATCAGCATCTTTACTAAAATCATTCACACGTCCTATACCAGGACATTTAACAGGTTTTATTATCGTACCTTCAGGAGACACCTCTATAGAAGATAGCAGTAATTCTACTGTTCTCGCACTTTTTAAAAATCCATCTAATGATTTATAATTAAAATTACTCATACCATTACCTATATATTTTGACTTTTACTCTTATTAAGAGCATCAATAACTGATTGAGGATTAGAAGCATCTACTTTACTAATTTCAGGGTTTTGGTTAGCAGTAATAACTTCTTGAACCTGTTCCGGAGTTAAGCTAAGAAGACCATTTACTTGTTCCGTAGTCAAATTACTTTTAGCTATAACTTCTTCTAAAATTTCCGGAGAAAGACCTTGTAGATAACTAACAAAACCATTAAAATCCTGAACTCCATCTAATTCAGATGTTTGTTCAGAGGAAACTTCTTCAGAAATGTTTGTTTGTTCTGAAGGAACATCATTCTGTTGATTTGTAGTATCTTGATCAGAAGTTTGATTAACATCTGGTTGATCTTTTATAGCATCATCAACTTCATCTACAGAAACTTCATTTTTAGCAACTTCTGGAGTAATTATAGGATCAGTTGAATTAATATTCTGTTGATTGATTCCTTCAGAATTAGGATTTTCTAAAACATTTTCATTTAACTTTTTTTTTTCAATATCTTCTATATTTTCAGAATCAACCACTGCAGCTGTTTTGACATTTATTTTATCCAAATCATCTTCTACTTCTACAGCAACTAAATATATTGCTTTATTACCATCTTCTCCAACTTTTTCTTTCAAAGTCCAATATTTAGAAGAAGCTGTTTTACTTCTATATAAATTATCACCAACTTTCTGAACAGACATTCTAACTGTTGGAGTAAATTTCATTTTATCTCTATTTTTAATATTTTCTGGAATTAATTCCTCTCTCCCAGGACTTACATCATAATCTTTAGCAACAACTTTCATACCCATCCAATTTTTTTTCTTTGGAGAAAACTTTGAAGATAGGGTTCCCTTTGGTACTAATCCAGAAGTTCCTGCATCTGAAATACCAAAATCTTCTAATTTAAAACCATGGTTATTTAATTTACTTCCGGCTAAATGTAATTCCCTGGCTTGGACTGTTGATAATTTATACCTAACATCAAAGCCAACTTGTTCTCTAATCATCTCAGGACTTAAATTAGATTTTTTCCAAACTCGCAAAGCTTCGATCAAATTCAATCCCACTTTAGTATATTTTCTTGACAATTTATCTAAAAGTTCTCTATTCATCTTAACCTACCTCTTCCGAAACATCTTCTAATTTTGATAATTCTATATTTAACTCTTTAACTCGCCTATTCCAATATTTTTGTTTTTTACGCGCTGTTTTTATTTCTCGTCTCAAAATATGAATAGTTAGAGATTGTTTTGCATTTGCATTTTTTAACAATTCAGTAGTATTTTTATATATAAAAGCCATCTTTCTTCTCCTATAATAAGGAATGAATTATTCCTAAAATTTCATTTTCATCTCGAACTAATTTCGCTTCAAATGATCTATGTAAAATTTGTTGTTGTTCACCATATGTAAATTTTGTAACATTATTAGTTTCATACATTTCATCTTCAAAAGTTCCGGTTAAAAATTTTATAACATCTGCATTTTCTATAACTGCATCCGGTAATACCCAAAAAGATAAAGGATATCTAGTAACCCACCCTGTTCCATCAGTAGATTGTTCTACAATCTGTTTTTGTTGTTCTTTTGCAGCTAAAAATGCTGGTATATCTATATCAAAATTAGGATCAATATTACTAAATTTCATATGTTTTCTATACCTAAATCTAATTGAATTCCATTTAGGTGATGGAGATGTTGTATATCTTTTTTGCAAATTAATTTTAAATCTAATGAATTGAGTTCCTTCCGGTAAATCTAGTGTTGCTTGTCCATTTGCAATTTTAGATGAAGTCCAATCTGATACAGTTATATCTACCCAGGTAATATCATTAGTTGAATACTGATACTCAATTCTATTTGTTTCTAAATCAACTGCATCATTAAAAAGTAAATGATCTACTTCATAGAAATTACTTAAAGCATATCTTTTAGTTGTTATTGTCTCTACGGTAGCACTTCCAGAGATAACATAAACACCACTTCTACGACCTGATATAACTAAATTATCTGACGATAAAGTTAAATCACTTGGGGTACCAATAACATGTTCTCTGTAACCATATTTTTGATAACCTCCACCAGCTAATTGACCTATACTACCATCAGTGTCTGAATCTAAAATACCTGTACCAAAGCACAAAAAGTGCTTTCTATCTGGTTGAGCTTGTTGTGTTTGATCTTGTTCACTTCCCCCCTCAACAGGATTAGACCAACAATAACATTTAGTGACATCTTCGGGGAAAACACCACTTGGTGTTATTGACATATTTCTCCAAAACGTACAAGGTGTTCCTGCAGCTCTCATCTTCTGAAGATTTCTATTAACTGTTCGATCATATAAATGAAATCGATCAACAATTGTTTTTACATTAGGTAGGCGTTCTGCTATCCATCTCATGATTTACCAGTTAACCTCTTCAGCCCCAGTATCATCAGGAGTAGCATCCGGAGCAATAGGAACACTTGTTATACTAAATAAACTATATGTAGCTGCATCAGGAGTTCTTATTTTTTCCCTAAATCCTAACGCATTGATTGTAACTATAAAATCCATATTTCTAGATAAATCTAATTCAAAATATCCTGTTGAACTAGTTATTGCCTGAACAGGATTTGGATCATAAGCTATACCCGTAGCTGTTATAGATGGAGACATTGCAGGAACTGCAAAAATTAAAACACCTACTGAAGGTGTTTCATCACTTAATTGAATAGTTCCTGTTACTGTACAAATACTCACTCGTTCCTCTCTAAATCAAAATCACCATTTATATATTTTTCAGCTAATAAACGAGAAGCTGCGTACAAAGAAAAACCCTCACTCATAGCTTTTTCTTGAAATTTTTTATGTAAATCATTGGGTAAATTATATTTAATCCATTTAATTTTTATATAGTTTCGATCCATTTTGATACTTTCTCATCTTTTGTGCCTGGAATCTTATTAAGTACTTTTAATAATAATTCTTCTATAAGAAGAAATTTATTTTTAATTAGTGCAAATTCATCTCTAATTAAATCGAACTCATCTTCCAAAATTTCTATGAGTTCTAAATTATCTAGTTCGTCCATTTGGAATCATACCTAATAAAGTTCTTCGAACACTTTCATATTTATTTATCTCAACTATAGACTCACCATTTCGTAAAGAAAAATCTAAATCTTCACATTGTTCTGGATCTTGAAAAACCCAAGACTTTGTTGATTTATCATAACCTGCTGCAAATTTAACACCCTGATATGAAATATACGTTGCTGATACTAAATCCTTAGTTGAATAATACTCTTCATTCATTTTTTTTCCTCATCTCTATCTATTGGGTAGGATCCCATTTATTCTTTGGGGGTAACCCTACAGGTAAAACTTTATTCCCTGATACATTATAAACTTTTTGATTATCTAACTTACGATGCATATTATCACCTATATTACTATATAACTGAGCTTTGTCGTAAGGTGTTTCATACTCTATATTATTTTTCCTATATGTCATCGAATTTAATTCAGTTTGAATTTCTCTTTTAGTTAATGGAATAATCCTAAGACCCCTTTCAATATATAGAGGTTGTTGTACTAATCCATTCAAAATCGGTACAGACATTTTAAAATCATATCTATCTCGTTCTATAGGAACGGTGACACTCAATGATATGAGAGCATCCGCAACAGTCCCATCTCTAAAAGTCCTACTAACTTGAGTAGCTAAATAAGAGTATTCTGGTATTTCTTCAAATAATTCAGGTAATGTATCATCTAACATCTGAGTAACCATACCAAACAATTGCTCAGTATAAGCACCCTCTGTATCAAATGTCTCCCTACTTGGGATCTTTTTCTCTTTTAAATCATTTAATTCGTTAACTAGAGATTCATATTTATCTGTTACATTATCTTTAAAATGTAATAATTTTTGTTCTGTTTTATCGTCCTTAATACCCTTTAACTCTTTTTTTAACTTGCTTATTTGTTTGAGAACATCTTCATACTTCGCTTCAAAATCAACAGACTGATCATCCATTTTATCCATACCCATAGGTACATCAACAGCTTCATCTAAAGGATCATCTGTATCAGATAATCCAAGATCACCTGGTGGTCCTGGTGGTGGTGTTATTGGCGTAGGTACAGTAGCAGCAGGAGCAGGAGGTACTGGATTTGGATTTGGTGGAGGACCTGGAGGTGTTCCTACCCCACCACCTATAGGAGGTTTCCCTATAGTTGGTGCATTAATAGGTACATTTTTATTACCAGGCATAGATATTTTAGGCAAATTTAAATTAGGAGCAGCTTGTCGAGTTCGTTTATCGCCTATACCTATGAACTCTTTAATCTTCCACTCTTTAAATAAATTAGAATAATAATCTACTTGCTTTATCTTATCAATAGTATCACTCTTATCAGACATTAGTAAACCTATTAAACAATTGTAATTTGTTTATCATCCACTGAAGGATCTGTTGAATAATTATAATCGATAGCATCATCTCTTTCTAAAGATCCTATCGTAGCTGCTTTAACTACTCTATAACCATCTTCATAATCACTACCATCAGCAGTCTGTGTTACAATCGCTGCATTATCATTACTTGATACAAACTTTACTACTCCGCTAAAATCAGCCATAATTTACTCCTATACTCTATTTAAAATCCTTTATTATTTTTAGCTTATATTCAACATTTCTTTCATCTTTACATATGTTTCAGGACTATTTTCACCAAAGTCAAGTATAGTGGATGCTAAACCATTTGGTCCAGATTTATCACGAATTTTTTTTATAATAAGTTCTTTCTCAGAAAGTCCTTCATTAGAAGGTTCTGTCTTAAAATTATCATTAGACTGAGAAAACTCATCAACATTATTTTCAGGTAATCCATCATATTCTGTATCTAATACATCAGTCTCTTTATCAGTATAATCCTCACTCATTTCACCCATACTTTCAAAAGTTGCTATTTTAAATTTAACTAGCCCCGTATCTTTAGATAAATGAATATTAATTTCATCAACTTGAGTAATACCACTCTCTTTAGCTACCTTTGTTAAAACATTTTCCAATGCTTCAAAAGCTTCTTTTTCTAGTTTAACAACATTTTTCACCATTACATATATCCTTAATCTTTACTTTGATAATTTATTATTTTATCAGCATCTTCAGCTGTAATATCTTCATTATTTTCATTACCTATGCTATCAGTTTCTTTGTCCCGATCTTCTACTAATTTTTTTGCTTCTTCATCTGTAATTGATTTACCATTATCTGAAGCATCTTCTTTTTCATGTTTTATAGCTGTTGCTAAAGATTCTGGAGATCTTCCCTTTATAGTTTGATCATCTAAATTAAACTCACCTGCATTTTTAAATGTAATAAGACCTTCATTTTGAGACAACTTAATTTGAATGCTACCAACATCTAAAATTTCATTTTCAATTGCTATTTTTTTCAAAACATTTTCCAATGCTTCGAAAGCTTCTTTTTCTAATTTAACTGTATTACTATTAATTTTCACACTAATACTCCTATGTATTTAAATATTTATCTGAAACAAATTCTAACGCATAATCTAATATAGTACTAACCTTTGTCAGTGCATCTAACTTATCTGATTTAGGTATTTCTTTATTATCAATAATCCCAGATATACTAGTAATTAACTCTGATGTTCTGTTAAAAACAACCTGTTCTATATTATCATTAATATCTGTATAATCCATTCAAATATACCCTCTATAATAATATTGCTTTAAATTCTTAAAATTTTAACCTTACTGGAACAAGAAATTCAATTAGATCTACTTTGATAACAATTCAACTATATCTCTGATTCCTTTAAAAGAATGAATTTTTTCCTTATTTTCAAATACATCTTCCGGATAAGGAATTTCCTCAAACCCTATTGATTCAGTTACTCGAGATTCAGTCGGATCAATTGAATTAGAATTTAATACCTTAGAATACCAATTATTAAAAAAATTAAATCTTTTTAAAAAGATATCAAAATTTTTAAACAACTCTTCCGAAATACTATAAGATTTCCCTAACTCCTTTATATAATTTAATACCATTAAAAAATCTTTATTAGAATTATCATTCTCTTTAGACTCTTGTGCTAACACATGCAGTAAATCCGAGGTAATACCCTCTTCCTCTAACAACAATTTATAAAAAGAAAATTCTTCCTGGATTTTTGGGTCATCTGTAAAATCCTGAATAGCTTCATCTAAATTATAATATTTAGATCCTGATTCTTTTTTCATAGTCTTCCTACACCGTTTTAAAAAATATATTAAGCATATTATTATCTTCAACAATCTTATAACTACTTACTTTACCATAAATATCAAGTTCTTCAGCTATTTTTTCAACCTCAACTAATTCATGACTAAACCCATACTTAGGAATTGTAGCTAAAAATGTATTTGAATTTATTTTAATTCTATTTTTCATATTTTTTCTCCTATTTTTTATAGAGGACTGTTTCCCCTATGTGCAAAACCAAGAAGACTCGAATGTGCTAATTGCCCACCATGAGTTACATTGTTCATTAGTGTACCCCAAATTCCATATGCACTCCAAGGGACGGTTCCCACTCCTACACCGCTATGATTGGCGTGATTCCACTTAAAAAGAGTTTTTGATTCTTTATATTCACTTAACAAGGTATCATACCAACCTTTGATTTGACTTACTCTATCAAAGGTTAAGCTCAATCCAGAATCAGAAGTAGAAAAGCTTATATCTACTTCTAGAATACCTAGAGCCATTAAACAACGGATCATAGTACCTAAAGTAATAAGATCTATCATATCATAGGGGATACCTGAAGAGTATTGATAAGGATTAATTCCTAAGTTTTTATCATTAGCTTCATTTAAATACAAGGGCCAGAAATTTGTTTGAGGAGAGGTATAATTTAATTCAATAATAGTAGATTCTACCATTCTCATAATTTCACTAACTGCCATTTTCTTTTCAAACCCACCTACGTATGATACATTACCATCAAGTCCTATACCATCTGTAGAAGATATCCCCGTACCAGGATTAGGCATTCTTCTTCTTACCAAATCCAATCTAACTAAAACATTTTGTAATATCTGATGTTCTGTATAGCTCATGACTCTAAATAGGGATGGTCTTAACACACTATAATCTGGAGGTGCGTTTTCAAATGCTGGATAAATAGTTGAATCCTCCACAGTAAAGAACACATCTGCTGATCCTGTAGAAGTTTCTGTTGTAGTTACTCTCCAACTATAATAATCTTCCATAACATTAATATCATTTCCTGTACTGGTATCATAGACTACATAGGAGACTATATCAGATCTATCGATTTCAGCAGTATAGAATTTAACACTTGTTGAATCTCTGTCTACAACATTAACTAATCTTAGCATTTACATATCCGATTTTTTTTGAATTAAAGCAGCTTTGATATCATGTTTTCCCATGACAGCAGTATGACTTAGCATGTGATCTATTTCCTCATTTGATACATGTTCCCTAGAAAGCCATTCAATAAATTCGATAGAACTTATACCTACTTTAGCTATGTCTGGATCTACACTACTAGCTAATCGTAATTTTTCAAGTTTTCCATCTACAACAGGTCTTATCATTATTGGTTGACTCGCAACAGTTCTATTTTCATGAGGTAATTGTGTTTGAGGAGTTGGCATATTACTAATTCTCACTGCTTCTTGAGTTTTAATAATTTCTATTTTATCTCTTAAATCTCGAATACGAGACATTTCGTCAAGATATTCAAGTTCTGTTAATCTTCGTAATAAAGGATTTTTTGGATCATTGAAAGCTCTTCTTATATCTCTTGATTTTTTAATATCCTCAAGATCAGCAAAAGACAATAAATCAACAACATCACCTTTTTCTATTTTACTCATTTCTAAATCAGAAATTACTAAATGACCATTGGAAATGTTTTTCACATAATAAGTGTCATCACCATATTCATCTTTGTAACTACGAGCTAAAGTATTGGAAACATTAATACCAGATCCTCTTCCCAAATCTTTTTCAAGTTCTTTAATTTTAGCTTTAATACTTATATCATTACCACCAGCATCAATTATTCTCTCTTCTCCATGCTCAATAACATTATTTTGTCTGATGAGAGGATCTTGTGCTGCTATAATGTTAGTATTAAGGGTGCCTCCTGGAACGGAAGCCGGAATATTTGATGGTATTTGCTCTTCTGCAGCAGCCAGATGATTAGTTAATTTGTTGGTTTGATCAGGAGTTAAATCATTCATATTATTCATATCATATTTTATTTTCTAAAAGGTTAAATTTTATATCTTTCAATACAAGACTTTTAGAATTTGAACTAGTTTTACTAAAAATAAAAATTAGTTCACTCATTATAAATATGGTATAAATTTTTGAAATTTTAAGTATTTTTTCTACAAAAAACCACAGGAAGACATATAACTAAATCATTATATTTGAAGTTATAACAGGTATTCTATTAAATCATTAATATGTTTGTGATATTTAAAAAAACCACCTCTTATATCTTTATACACTTTTACATCACCTAATTTATTTATTAATAGTATTAATCCAGCTTCATGTGTAAGTTTTGTAGAGATTTTATATTCGGATAAAAATCCAAGTGGAATTACCATCTTTTTTGGTATTTTATCTGATTTAAATAAAAGGACTATTTTATTATAAACACTATCTTCTATTACTCTCATAATGTATAATATACATCATTATAATAATAACGTCAAGTCTTTTTTCTCCAAATCCAAATAGGTTCGACAAAAATACAATTTTTATTAATAGTGTTCCCAGGACGTTTAGATAACTGCATGCCCAAACATTTTACAAACTCAGAATCATCTAAAGTATTAATAAAAGCATTCATCGGATCAACTATATTATTCACAGTATGATTCGAGTATACATCAGAAATGTTTATTATTAAATAACCACCAGGCTTTAAGGATTTCCATGATTTTTCTAAAGTTGTAAATAAAAACTGTTCTAACCAATCATTAATTTTCTTATATCTAACCCAAGACTGATTGTTTTGTTGTGTATACCGTTCAATATTAAAATATGGAGGAGATGTAAATATTGTATCAAATTCATTCTCAGGGTATATCATTTCTTCTGCGGGTGAATTAACAAACTCTGCGATCTTTCCCGTATTATATAATTCATTTTGTTGATAATATGAATTATATAAATTAAAATTAGGATCAATCCCTATGTACAATTCAGTATTATTACAGGCGTGAAAACCTACTAATCTATCCCCCCATCCTGATGAAAAATCTAAAATGCGTCTTGACTCAAATATAGTATAAAGTGTTTTAGCTACAGAAGGTTTAAATTGAGAAGCAATGTATTTACCACCAGATAAACAATTTCGTAATACCGTGGAATTAACTTCTTTAACTTTTAAAGACCATAATGATTTTAAATAAGATCTGTGGAATTTCTTAGTATTCCAAATCCTAAAAGGACTGGGGCTATTAATAGAATCACATAAAAACCTATTCTCTTGATGAAAATAATTAGACGATTTATTACCTATAAAAGATTGTTTTATATATTTATTTGATAAAGACTTATCATATTCATAGCGTGTAAATATCTTTCCATTTTGTATTAATTTAGTCGTATCTAAATCCTGTAATGCTTTAAAAGATTTAAAAGCTTCTTCTTTATTAATTTGAAGGTAAGGTAACTCTAAAGAAGATAATATATTTGAAAATGCATCTACTATTTCTTCTTTAGAATACTTTTTAGTTAAATTTTGCCATTCTTCTACAGGTACATTTATTTGATTATTGTTAATATATTTAGACAGCATTGATGAATTTTACCATGGTGGGTTTAGAAACATTATATTTATCAGCTATCTCAGGTATTGAAACACCATCCCTATACAAATCAAATATTTTATCAGGATCTAATAATTTATGTAATTCCTCTACTTTATCAAATTTAATCTTCTTGCGTTCTAAATAAATAGTTGCATTTTTATACAGAAATTCACTAATCCTGGTTAATTGATGACTACCTCCATAACTTAATATATAAATATTTTTAACAGGAGATATTTTTGTTTTTTCTAAATTACAATTCTCCATTAAAATTTCTTGCACACGAGTCAGAAATTCTAGTGTTCCCGCTAATGAAAATGAATGACTTATGCTACCATCTCCATCAAAATAACCAAGAATGAAGGAAGATTGTAAGTCTTCGTTTAACCATGTAGGAAATGTTAATATTTTTGTTTTATTAGGAACTAACCCTAATGAAACTAATTGTGTATGCATATACTTACTATAACATGCAAGAGTAATCATTACTGTTTTAACACCTTGTCTTTTATCTGCATATCTCGATAAAGGAATATTTGTACCTAACAAAATAGCAAATTTTTCTAAAATAGATTGATCTCGTTCATGTAAAGATAACCGAATTGCATTAGATCGACTTGATAAATTTCCATCTGCGTAAAGAAATCCTAAAAAATAAGCTTTTTCTTGTGTATCGATATTATCAAAATAATTCTCATTTAATGAATATTTCCTTCTAGATTGAGAAGAATCTCTTCGAGAGATTTTATGCTTTTCTAAAATATCAATAATAGACCCGACCGAACAATTATAATCTTTAGCTATTTTTGGAGAGCTTTTACCTGCAACATATATATCTACTATAATTTTTTCTTCTACTTCTTCTGGTACATTAAGATATTTTTTAATCTTAATATTATGTTTGTGTAACAAATAAGAAATAGCTTGATTAGATACATTATATTGTTTGGCTAAAGCATAAGTAGATAATCCTTTATCGTATTTATCAATAATTTCTTGAGCTTGATCTTGTATTTTGGATGTTCTCATTTTTACATTTTTCTTAACTAAAAATCGTCTAATGGTATCAGGGCTTGCTTTGAATTGTTTAGATATTGCTACTGAACTTAATCCGGAATTATATAATGCTATAATTCTATCACTATGATCTTCTAATGAAGCAGAAACATTTTTTTTAATAATAATATTATTTTTTTTAAGAATTCTAAAAATAGATGTTTTAGAAAAGGGTAATATATTAACTATCTGATCTGATGTTTTTCCTGATTGATAAAGGTTAATAATTTCATTTTCATCTTGTCTTGTTATTGTCATTGGAATAGAATCAACTTGGGATTTAATTTTGATGTTATTAGTTTTTAATATATGAGTGATTTTTTCCCGACTCATATCAAACTCATTACTTAATGAGCGAATTGATTGACCTTCTTCATATTGTTTTATTATTTTTATATCCATAGTGACAATATATTAAGTATCATTTATCATGTCAAGAATAAATTAAAAAAGTATAAAAAAAAACCCCTCAACAAAGAGGGGTTTTTTATATAGTATAATTACTATCTGTTAACTTGACAACCACGAAGGTACTGTAGCAGTACTTTTAATACCTACTGAAACCGACCTGGGATTGAGAATGGCTTGCCCTATCATTTCTCCGAAGAGATAACCATACTGAAACTTTCCGAACATAAACTGATCAGCAGGAAGCATTGTAAGAGGAATCCTTATTGGCATTGCTCCTAAATATCTACCTTCTGTCACACAGAATATCATCCCTTCAGGTACAGATACATTCTGCAGACCTGTTTCATCAACACCAGCACTAACAAATATATTAACGCCCCAAATAGTTGCGAAAATACCTGTAAGTAAAATGTCTCTTGAAGTAATAGGATCATAATCTAGTGAGTTGATGTTCTTTTTAAAGTCACCAAGCTCAGTTCTATTCATAATAAACTTATCAGCAACTAGTCTGTGTCTTTCAACTTCAAGTTGAAGTGTTTCAAGAACAGTTTTATTAACTGAAGATGTAATATTAAGTTGACTGTTTTCTATAGTAGAAGCTTGGTACATTTCCCTCAAACCCTGCCTGTCTTCTTGCAGCATGATTTGAAAGGTTGCTTTGTCATGTGTTCTATCTACGATGTCATACTGTCGTTTTGCAATTTCAGCCATATTAATCTTTGGAAATGCTGTTACCCAGAATTCCGGAGGAATAACACGATTACCTTTAACTTGCGTTTCGATAGTTTGACCATCTTCTTGAATTATAAGTGCAGCAACATTAATATCTTTTTCGTAAGATATGATTTGTCCTTGTGCTACTTCATGAGTTCTAAAAACCTGACGAATAAATCCCTCATAATCCAATCTATCCAGAATAAGCGGAATCATTTCTGCTCCGAATCTCATTCTTTCTGCTTCATCACCTGAAAAAGCTGCTTCAACGATCTGTTGTTTTTGTTCATTTGTATAAAAAGATTCAGCACTTTTGCCTGGTCTTTTATATTGGTCCATACGTTCAGCGAATTTCATTTGTTGATTTATAGCATCTTCTTTACCATAAGCATTCATTTCGCCACTGGCGTTAAACATGTCGTTACTAGATTCTACATGACGACCATTCGATTTCACACCACCAAATCCTTTCGGATTCATTAATCTCTCATCATACTTCTCAGGAGTAATAGAGGCGATTTTTTTAACTTCTTTTTTCTTCATTCCTTCTGCCCACATAATAAATTACCTCCTTAGATTATGATAATTGTAGTTTAAAATACAGTTCTGGATCTTCTGCATTTGGAACTTTGGTTACTACACCGATTACTTTTGCACCTGCTGTAGATGTTACGTATCCATCTGCATTAACATACAGTGAACCCATAAGAGTATAAGCTACAGAGGTATCATAAATAATGGTTGCTACTTCACCAGCATCTTCAAGAGTTGCTGCTTTACCTGATCCCATAGTTTGGTCAATTCCAACTAGGTTTGCATCTTGATACAAATAAGTAATAAGAATAGTATCTGCTGCTCCTATAACACCACCACCATCTCTAGTAATAGTACCATTAGTTGTGTTAACTGTCCAGTTACCAGTAGAAGTAATTTCTACTTCTGCATCAGTTGTAATAAAAACTGATCCGGTTTTGAGATAAGCATTGTTTAAATACGCCACTAAAGCCGTATTCGGTAAAGTCCCGAAAGTTTGTTCTTCTGCTTGAATTGGTCTATAAAAACTTAGAGTCTTGTGACAATAAAATAGACCTAACACATTAGCATCTGTATTATCTGCTACTTGAAGAACAGGGTTACCTGAACTATCAGCAGCCAGAACACAAACCATACCTGCTATAAATTCTGAAGACGAGTCTACAGCTCTATAACCAGGATTTGTTAGCCCTGAAATTCTTCGAACACTGTTAACTATACCATTAAGTCCAATGTCCGGAAGTCTTGCAGCTGTTGCCATAATTGCTTCCTGTTTCCTAAAAGCTTAAATTTTATACATCTTTAGTATAAGACTTTTAGAATATTTATAAGTGTCTGTTACCAGACGGAAATTATCATAATTACTATGATTAATATTTGTTAGTATCCTCTACGCTCTCGTTCAACTGTTTGCCAATAGGATTTATATTCTTCTTTTCTAGAACCACTGACTTTAGAACCTCTAAGAGAAACGGATTCGCTTGCAGTCTTTCCCCTGGCATCTTCATTGTTCTCTACAGAATCAATATTAGTTGCTTCTTTAACTTTAAATTCTTTCACAAAAGTTGCTATTTTTACAAATTCATCTTTATTTTTAGTCATAAAAGTACCGAAAGCTTCTTTCATAATAGCTTGTTGGGATTTTTCATAACCATCAATATAAGAGTTATGTACTATTGTACCAGCTGTTTCTTGATCAATACCTGCTTCCACCATATTAGCTACTAGAGCATTTTTTAGTGGGTCAGCGATTAGTCCTTTCAACTGTTGTTGTGAGGCTAGTTCTACAGAAAGTTTAGCTTTAGCGGAAGTATCCTCTATACTATACTTTCTTAGTTTTTCAGCTACTTCTACAGAAACTTTATCTTTGCCTTTAGTACCAGTACCATTAGTATAAGAGAGATCTTTCTGACCGATATCACCATGATTCAGATTTTCATTATCTTTATCAGTTACAGGTTGACCTTTTATTTCTGAGTTTGCGGTAGCTGCTTGATCTTTAGCTGTCTGTGCATTGATATTATCAACACCAGGAATAGGCTTAATTTGTTCTTTAAAAGGATAAAGATTAGCTTCTTTCCCATCTCTGTCTTCAGCTGCTTTAAGTTTTGCAATACGATCTTTAACACGATCAATCAATTCTTTAGCAGATATATTATTAAGATCAACAGATGCATCTTTATCTTTTTTATCTTCTTTTTTATCTTTTTTGTCGTCTTTGTCTTTCTTATCTTTTTTGTCATCTTTATCTTCTTTTTTCTCGTCTTTATCATCATCGTCTTTCTTATCTTTTTTCTTAAAGAAAGGAAATTCTCCGGCAATAATTTTACGTCCTTCAACTAGAGAAGCTTTAAGATCACCAATCATTGAAGTACCAGAATCCATTTTATCTTCTAGCATATCAGCATCACCAACATCTATATCAGTATCTTCCAATGCGTCTGAACCTGAGCCTACTTCGTCTTTAATCTCTTTGACATCATTTTTAATATCATCAAGAATATCTTTAACTTCTTCTAATGTAGTTTCTTCCAAACCTTCATCTAGATCATCACCAAGATCATCAAGATCATTGCCCATATCAGAACCCATATCAGCATCTATACCAGCATCAGCATCACCAATATCATCTCCAAAAGCTGCTTGTTTCAAAGAAACTACTCCTGCATATTTAAGAACTGCATTATTGTATTTCTTAACATCAGTTTTAGATTTTCTAATTAGTACGGACAATTTAGAAATAATTGCTTTTACGTCATTTGACTCTTCTACTAGAGTCCCATCTTTTATAATTATCTTATTAGACATTATACTACCTCTTGTTAATTTATTATTATACAGATATACATCTGATTTTGTCTTAGATATTTTAGGAGGTGGTCCTCCCGTAGGTGGTAAAGGAATGTCCCCACCCATTTCTTCTTCAGTTATTTCTATAGGATATTTCTTCTTTCTAGCTACATCTTTTTTAGAATCTTCTGAATCTTCTTTAGCCTTTAAAGTATCTATATTATCATGTACTTTTAAAATAGTTTTTTCTAGTCCATTATCTTTAATCATGCTAATTAATTTTGTTAAAAATTCTTTAACAGGTAATTTTACTAAATGAGCTAAAAGCCTTAATCTATCTTCAGGCCAGTCTTTAGATAATAAAGCATCTATTATATCAAGATCAGTTTCAGTTTTTTCATCAGTTTCACAAATTTGAGTTATATCTTTAATTAAAGTATCTATGCTATCTAAATCTAATTGAGTTTTAGGATCTATAACACCCTCTTCAGCTCCAGGAGGTCCTAGGGGTTTTCCTGGCATACCTGGGGGTGGTGGCGGAGATCCCCCTCCCCCTATAGGTGGAGGAACTCCTTTTCCTGGGTTAGGAGGAGTTTTGCTCCCTGGTCCTGAATCAGGGACACTCATATCAGGAGGATTTAAACTATCTGGTGTAGGTCCTGCCAATTAATAACCTTCTTTATTAGTCATCGTTAAGAAAATCACTTAGTATAGTGTCTTCCTCGAAATTATTTTCTTCTGAATTATCTTTATTATCTGTTGGAGTTTTATCTAAAATATCATTGGATCTAATAGCTTCGGTAGCCATTGGTATATTATTTTTTGGAATACCTGTTGATTCAGATACCTGTTGATTACCTACAGCTTGAGGTCCTTGAGTAGTCATATTTCCTGGAGTAGAATTACTTATAGGAGGACCTGATGGAGTTGTTGGAGTAACGGTATTAGTAAATGCTTCACGGACATCAAATTTAACTCTTTCCCAAACTGGTTTTGCATCGGATAATTTTACATTATATTTAGTTACCCAACTAACGAAAACATCTTCTATTGAAGCTACTTTCATATTATTCTTAGTAAATTCCCAAAAATGAGTTGATAAAGTTGACATTTTATACGGCACTCCTTTATAGTCCTTAAAAATAAACATGCGAAAAAAAATCAAAAATTTAAGTAAAACTACTAAAAATTTGTTGACGATGGTGTATAAAAGATGTATATTGTAATCAAAGAAAGGAGATAATATGAAACCTAAAAATGTATATAACATAACAACTAAATATAACAAAGCTCATACATATGATATTTACAAGTATATTAATGACACCGATTATAATTGTGATATTTTTGAATTCTTCTATCCTTTAATAAAAGAATATTTAAAATATAAAAAACTAAGTACTGAACCTTTTGAATGTTTATTATATCAAGCATATGAATTTACTTATTACCCAAACACACTTAATCAACTATCCCAATATGTTTTTAATAAATATAAAAAAGATAAAAATCATTACCCAGTAACTGAAAAATGGTATACAGAAGAAAATTTAGAGGAACAATTACACAGTACTTCAGTAGTAATTAATGGTATTTTAGATGATATTGAAAAATTATCAGAATTCCCTATAACTATGACACAAGAATTAGCAAAAGAAAAGCCAGATCTTGTTCAACAATATATTAATATTTTAAAATATAATTTTATTTCTTCATTAGAAGAAATAGATGATGAAAATAAAGTATTAGTAAGTGTTTATAACTTAGATGAACAAAGAACAAAAAGATATACTATTAATTTAACTAAGTTTAAAAAAGTGTTTAATTCTAAAAGATTTCCATCTAAATTTGTAAAAGAAGAAAATATTAAATTAAAACAAGGAGATGACTCTTATATTAAAGAAACATACGAATACAAACCCAAAAACCCAAATACATTATTATTTGAAGAAAAATTAATATCTAATAAAGAAACAAAAATATTTAAATTAAATTAAATAGCTACCTGCTCTGGAATAACTTCCGGGATAGAACCAGCTTCCTGGACCACACCTGTTTCATCTTTAACTAAAGTGGCAATTCTAGATGTTTCTGCTCCTGTCAAAAATGCCATTGTTACAGTAATTTTCCCAGGTAAAATTGACTCTGGATAGCTAAGTTCTTTAAACAAACTTTCATTTACAAACATAGCCATTAAACTTTCTAAAACTTCTGATTTCTGTCTCTCATCAGTAATATCTTTTAGCTGCATTAATGGTTTTATTTGATTATAAACAGACTGCAGATTAGCTTTAACACTATGATCAATTACATTTTCAATATTTAAAGGTGATTTCCCTTGTAACTTTAAAGTTCCGTAACCTCCTGCATCTAATTCAGAAATATTTCCTTCATAGACAATACCATTTTCAGTTCTTACAAAAATTTCAATTAAAATTGGTTCAGCAAATGTTCCTGCATTATGGTCAAAAAATGTATTTAAATCCTCAAGCACATCACTCCAAATAACCTCTGCAGTTTTTAAATCCATTTTAGAGGTGCTAACCCAATCTTCAAACACTTCCTCTACATTAGCAACTTTATTTATAGTTTTAATATGATCCCAAAATAGATAAGAAAAAGTAGATGCTGAATGTTTATTACTTACCATACTAGGAATTTTATTTAAATCCCCTGGAGTTACTCTAGTTTCTTCAGTAACTATAGTCTTATCTTTTTCTAACGCATCATTTAAAATTTTTACACCATTATTAGAAAATTTACCTCCAGTAGGAGTAACTTTAGATCCTCTGGCAACAATTTCCTCTACTTGTTTTTTCACATTTTCATCTTGTAAAGGTATTTCATTAATAGCAGAGCTTTCATCTAACCGACTTACTTGTTCTATTAAATTATTATTAACAACTTCATCAACAGCTTCTTTAATAATATCAATAGTAGTAGCAGCATTTACCTCTGTATTAGAATTATTAGGTTTACCTGATTTTAACAAACAAACTTCTTTTACTTTAGCTGCAACATCCGGAGTTACTTCTATATTTGTAGCTGCTCGAATAGTATCAGGATCTGCTGAAAATAATATTTTCTCTGCTTCTTTCAGTATTAATTTCATATTTAAAGGTGCATCTGAAACTCTTTCATAACCTTTAAATTCTTTTTTAGCAGCAGCTATCCATTTTTTAATAGGATTATATAATTCATCTAACTTAACCCATTCTTGTGTTTGTTCTTGTGGGGCCATTTCAGATACGAACTCTATAATAGCTGTAGCTATTTGAGCTCCTAATTTATCAGGTCCCATTAAATCTGAATCTACAGGGCCTGGTGTTTGAGGAACAATACCAATCATCCCATCATTTATACCACCCTCTCTAAGTTTTACAGGCATAGTTGGGTCTAATAATCTAGTAATTAAAGATTGAACAACATTTGATTTTTTTAAAATACTATTTTCTAAAGTCATGGCTGTACTATCCCCTCGTTCCTCTTTAGTTTTATAAGTAACATGTACTTGCAATTCGTTTTGAAACGCTTTATTAGTATTGTACTTATCTTTATATTCTTTTATTAAATTTAATACATCTTTTTTAGTTTTGACTTTTAAAGTATCGGTTTTCATCCCATTATCAAAAACATCTACATAATAACCAAAGCCTATCTCAGCACCTGGTCGGACTTTTCTGACAAAAATATCTGTACCTACACCTGTATTATTAATAGCCATTATTCATTATCTTCCGAAGAAACAGATTTATTCATAAATTTATGAATAAATTCTATTTCTAATAATTTATCATTATCATTAATAAAATTAACCACACCTTGTAATTCTTGATCTGTAGCTTGATTAATCTCAACCATTAATTTTTTTTCTAAAAATTCAGTAGTTACTGGTTCATAATATAAAAATCTACTTTGAGCCACAATACTTTTGTTACTACTTGCTGCCACCATAAATCCTGAAGTAGGGATTTTAATTTGACTTAAAGGATGATTTGAAGTCAAAACACTCACAACATCATTAGTACGACTTTTTTCTACTAAACTGTCAGCAATCTCTTCAATAAAAGCATCTGTGTCCATGGTCCATAATTCATTAATATTAAAATTTTGTTCAGTTACAGAATTAATTTCTGCGTGTTGAAATTGACCATCGTTTAAAGGTTTGAAAGTAATTCCCCCTATAAAATTACCTCTATTATCACATGTAAAACCATAACTATAACTTATTTCCTCATCAATATTATCTTGAGAAACATTCTCAGGTTCTGAAACATTGCTACTTTCTTCTATAATATCATCTTCTAAAATTATAGGAGACTCTTCAGTTATTTCAGAATTATCTGGTAAATTTTGATGTAAATCAGTAGCATCAACCTCTGTTGTATCACCTACCATTTCTTCTAAATCACCATAACTATTGTACTGATCATTTTGCATATTTTGAATAATAGGTGTTATTGCATTTTCTAATAATTTTACCTGTTCTTTAAAAACACTTAAACTAAAAATATCAAAAAAATCATTATTACTTAAAAATATATCAGGTTCTTGTGTAGCCTTAACAGGTAATAATATAGAATTTAAATTAATTTTATTAGATATACCGGATACATTAAAATTATTTGAATCAATCAAAGACAATGGTAATATATCTGTACGAGTTTCAAATGCAAATGTAACATTAATATTTGATTCAGTAAATAAATTTGAAGGTTCTAATGGTATAAAAATTAATACCGCTTCTTTTGTTCTATCCAATTGTTTAGCTTTTTTAGCAAATTGATTAAAATCTAATTTATGTGTAGCATTAAAAGATAAAACATCCTGGGGAAATTGTAATTCACATACCACGGTATGAGCCAATACTACTTCAGATTCAAGAATATACTTTAAATATCTTAAAGTATCTCTTATATCTGATTTACCTAAAAGAACATCAAATTGTTGTTGAACTCTCTTTGGATCTAAACTTTGAAAAGCTGTACTTAGATTTAAGTAGTAATCATCATAATTATTATTTTTTGTATCTGCAGAATACCCTGTAGGTATATGATCTGGTTTAATACCTACAATCTCATAAATACCTCTATAAGTTTTTGTTTTAAGATATTTTTCGAATTTCGTGATTTCATCCTTTCTTTGAACAATGTCTTCATCTAAATAAACATGTGTCTGGATATAATTACTTGATCCCTCAACTCCATTAACACTCTCAATAACATCAGTTTCTTTTTGAATATCATTCAATTGCTTTAAGATATCATCATATTTTTTATAATTAACATTCCATGTTAATATGTAAGGTTTTTTAGCCATAAGAATCCTTTTATTCAAACATATTTTCTAATTTAAAAATTAAAAAATCTAATTGATTATTTAATCTTTTTTTATCATGAAGAGTCCTTGCTTCTTTAATAGCATTATTAATACTACTCATAATTTGAAGAGTACCATATGCTTCAGGATCTTCCGAAGCTACTTTTAATAAACGTCCTGGTAATATTTCAGAAACAGCATCAATAACCCAAGCATTTGAACAAGCAGGTTGTGTTACAATAGATTGTTCATAAAATTCAACCCCTTGTAAAAGTTCTGCAACTCTTTTACCTTTAAGTCTACCACCTCTATGATGTTTTAAACAATCACAAAAATCTACATCTTTTATAATTTCCTTACCACAAGCAGTACACACACTACTTTTAATAGAACAACCCATACTTGTACCTACCCGAGTTGGGTAAGTTTGTAAAGTTCTAGCAACCGTAGGACTTTTTATTTTATCAATTCCGAAAAGTAATACAACATGCATATCTTCATAGGCTTCTTTAATAATAATTGAATCAAATGCTAAACCAATTGCTGATTCTGGATCACTACTATTATGATTTAAAAATATTCCTGCAGTTCTAAATGTTAGGTATCTAGCTATTTTTCTATCTGGGTGTTCTTCCATTAACTCATCATAATTAAACAAATCAGCATTCTTATTAACAGCATGTTCCCACAAAGCAGTCTTATTTAATGATCCATGAAAATCTCCAAAGTCAAGAGCACGAGTAGTTGCATACACATAATCTTCTACAGTAGGAGCTAAATAATGTTCATGCTGTTTCTTCTCCACTACTTCAGCAATCCTATCTTTATTTTTTTTATCAAACTCAGCAAATTTCTTATAAGTTTTGGTAGAATTTAATACATATTTATCATTCATCATAAAAATCCTTATTTTATTAATTTTCGTTGTTTTAACAAAGATGCTATTAAAACTCTTGTTATATTATAATGGTTTTTACTATATACTATACGTTTATCCGTTAATAGTTCTTTAAATATTCTTTCAATTAATTTATTAAATGCATCTCTATCGGGTAAACTAATCACTAAATCCCCTAAAGAATCTTCTTCAAACTTATCTAAACCATCTGGATATGCTTCATAGAATAATCTCTCTGCATCTTGATCAATTAAATTAAATTTATTTTTAGAATAATCCATCAATTGTTGCTTATCTAAATCTTTTTGTAATCTTAGATGAACAATAATTTCTTTTCCTTTAGTATCTCCTACCCCTCCTACTTCATAAGAAGAGTATCGTTTCATATCTTTTAAATGTTTTCTAGCACTACTTTCAGTTTTATGACTTGATAAAATTTTATTTGTTTTATGTGATTTAACAACATAAGGAGCATTCTCTCCTTCTGAATTAATATGATTGTTTAAATACTGAATATAAGAAACTCGATAGATCGAGTAACCATATAATACCCTAATTTCTTTTTTACTAAATCTACATACATATTAATTATTAATCATTTAAAACGAAAGCTAGTTGCCCTTTTAAATCTCTAGCATCTCTAGAATTTCCTATTTTATTTTTAGCTATCTGTTCCCAAACAATTTTAAAATTTTGCTCAGGATTATCTTTACTTGTAATAAGCTCTGTCTTAATTCCATAACCCAAAACCTTTTCTCGAGCTACTTCATCTTCATAGGCAGCTTTAGCAGTTATATCTTCTATATTTTGATATTGTCTTTGCTTTTCTTTTTGTTTAACTTCTTTTGTCTCTTCATCATCATTAACATCTTCTATTTCTGGTTCTAAAAAATTATCAAAAAACCCTTGTGCTAGTAAGCCTATCATTGCTCCGAGATACTCGTGACCTAATTTACCACCTATTATATAACCCGCTAAAACGAAAGGTCCCGCAGATCCTGCAACAGCTCCCTCAAAAGCCCCCATTATTGATCCATGTTGGGCATATCCTAAACCTATTCCTATAGGAGCACCTAAAGCTTTAGCAAACCCATTTATTTTTCCAAGATCAAGGTTTGTGAGAAAATCAAGATCAACCGCTGATTTATCTAACCTTTTTTTTTTAAATTGAACTACCCCACCTGTTTTTGTTACTACAATATCTATATCCTCAATTCCATCTATATCATTTTTTTCAGCTAAATATGTTAGTACATCCTCAAGATCATTATAAATACTTGATCCTTTCTTAACTAACAATGTATTTGAATTTATTTTAATTCTATCATTATTAACAGTACTTGCTGCTGTTTCATGACCTTGAGAATCATATTTAGTACCATCAGGCATAGTATAAGTACCATCAGAATTTTGTACAGCTTTAGCTATGTCAAATTCAATATCAGGTCCCTGTTTAGCATTTAATATATCAGAACCACCACCTGACTCATTACCATATTGATTAGCATATGTATCCTCAAATTCTTTATCAGAAAAACCACCTTGTTCTTTTTGTGCTAAATAACCATCAGCTGCTGTTACTGCTTGTTGTAAATTCCACTGTTTACCACCATTTTCATATTGCCAATCTTGACCATTCCAAGTAGCTTGAACTTGTTGTCCTGACATAGGATCTTGAAATTTAGCTGATTGTCCTTGTTGATATTGTCCAGCAGGAGGAAATTCTCGCCAACCATTACTCTCAAAAACTGGAGGCATTCCTTTCCAAACATCACCTTCCCAATTAGCCTTATCAGCTTCATCAGTGCTTTGTAGATTTGAATCAGTTAAAGTAGGTTTAGTATTAGCTAAACCTCTCCAGGTAGCTTCATCAACAACTTTCCTGCCTTGAGGAGGGGTGTTTGCTGACCATGTCATAGATGCAAAATCTTTAGGATCATCCTGAGAATAAACCGTCCCAGCACCAGTATTTAATGAATAAAATGTTGTGTTCGGAGAAGCTAACCAATCTCCTACCCCCTCCGCATTTTTAATAATATTTGATGATTCGATATCAGTTTTAACAAGTGCTGATTCTTTACTCATATCTATGTTAACACTACCTTCTTTAAAGTCAACATCACCCAATTCAGCTGTTAAAATATTTTGAATTTCTTTTTTCCTGTCTTCTGACATCACAATATTCATCATATACTCCACACTATAATTTTATAAAGAAACTTTTAAGACTATCATCTAATTTATGCGAAAAATCCACCCACATTCCTACATGATTAGTAAATACTCGATAGGGATCTTTATCGATAATATTTAAGCAATTACCGGATAAATCCCATACTTTTCCATGAATTAATTTTCCATCCACTGATCCTGTTTTTATATTTTCAGAATTAAACTCCCAACCAATAATGTTAGATTTCTCATCTTTTACTGATTGAATTACTTTTAATACTTTATATGTATCTATTTCTGTTTCAGTTAAGTTATAGGAGTTATTTGAAAATACTTTAATAACTGCTTTTTTTAAGACATCATCATCAAATAAATTTATATAAGTTATAAGTCTATCTGTCAATGATCCGTCTTCAACACCTACCCAATTTGATACATATAAACTCTTCTTACTTATAAATATAGGGATTTTTCCTCTTTTTTTAAGTTTTTCTTGTTCTACAAATAAATAAACATCTGCAATCCCAGCATTTTTTACTTTGTAATCTTCTTCCCACTCAGGTAAATTAACTACATCATCTACAAAAATAATATTATTATATTTACGAGATATGTATTTTCCTAATTTATTTACAATTCTATCTAAATTTCCAGAATACTCTATAGGACATCCTTTAACATTCATATCTTTATAATACAAATCAACATACTTTACAAAACCAGATTCTATATTATTGACTTCATCAAATCCTTCTATACAAGCAGTGAATAATACAATATCACCATCTGGAGATAAGATTGAACTTAAATTACGTCCTTTTTTAATTAGATCTCCCACATCATATGAGAAACCTTCTTTATTAGTTACATTTCCAATTTTAACTTTAAAAATACCTTGTTCTTGAAATCCTTTTAATTGACCGTAACTATAACATGTATTTCCTAAATCTCTTAAAAATCTAGCTATAATTTCTCTATCAATAGATAAACTAGCAAAAGAAGTTACCCAACTTTCAAATTCATTTTGTAGTAATAAATCAGAATAATCTCGTAAATTTTTATCTTCGTTATAATATTGAGTATAAACAGGAACTGTTTTTGTATTAGTATAAGATGAAAATTTTCCTTGCATATACAAATCAGATAAACTATTTACTAAATCTTTTTTATTTAAAATAACAGCTTCCTTAAAACTTCCATTATTTTTTTCTAGCATAACCGATAATTTGTTTTGTAATGATTGTAATGAAAAAACAACATCTGTATCAATTCGATTAGATTTTACATTTTCAAACCATTTATCATTATTAACAGGTAACCCGTTACTGGTTATTTCTAATGCTTCTTTAGTCTCATCTTCCTCTGTTACTTTAGTATAAACTATATTATTATCAGAATTTTTTATAAAAAATTTATCAACTTTCTTAAGATCTATAGAAGTTCCTGGATCTACTGCTTCTTTTACATCACTATTTTTTTCTATAGTTTCTTCTTTTTTACCTTTTTTAAATCTATCAAAAAATCTATTCTTTGAAGCCATAGGTCCTGGTAGTACTCCCGAAGAACTTGCAGGTGCTGGTGTGAGGGGAATTCCGAATTTTTGTTCTAACTCATCTTGTTTTTGCTTCCTTCTATACTCATCTTCTAAACTTAAACCCATATGCAATAACAATGTAAATGCAGATAGAGGTCCTTTTCCTTGAGCATAAACAGTATTTAAAAAAGTTAGATAAGCTTGATCATCTCTCATCATTAATTTTTTATCCCAAATTAATTCTGGGATAATTAATCGTTCTCTTTTTTCTTGCTCATTTCTACTTACACGATACTGTCCAACTATCTCTTTAGCATCTCTTTTATACCAACCATTCCGTTCAGCCATTATTTTAAATATTTTATCTCGAATTAGTTGTTGGCTAAACAAATCTCTTTTAGCCCTGTATCTTGATAATTGGGTTTGAAGTCCTACATTAGCACTTGCATAACTAGTGTCATTATTCATAAAAGCTTTATTAACACCAAGAGCTACCATCTTTTTTTCATTAATCTCATTCCATTCTTTTTCTAAATTCATTACTTTATCTGCTACAGTAATATATTCTACATCTAAACCGTAATGATATATTAATGAAAAATTAGGATCAAAATTTGCTTGTTGTAACATTTGTGCTAAAGCTTTTTGGTGTGATTCTGAAGGAATCCATCCCTTATTCTTATCCCCTAATTTAAATAATTTCAAAGGATAGATAAAATTATCAGCTATAGTTATTTGTGCTTCCCTTAACTTATCTTCATACATTAATAATCTAAATAATCTATCTATAATTGAAGTTCCTCTAATATCATACGGGTTAGATCTTCTAGCAATGTGAGTAACTTCACTCGGGTCCAACACAACATTTTTTCCCGTCAAGACCCTCCTAACTATATCTTTAGGTAATTTACGTTTTAATCTCTGTTCCTCTGGTTTAGTTGAATGAATAATAGATTTTAATTCATCATCAGGTATTAATTCTATTACAGCTTCTTGATCAGCAAAAGGACTATATTTAACTTCCATGTAATCTGGATTGTGTATTACTAAATTATCCCACATACCATCTTTTTCAGACCAATTAGTATGAACAAAAACTTCACCTATTTTCAAAAATTCTAAATCAATTGCAGGTAAGGTAGAAAAAAAGTTTATCCGTTCCAAACAATCTTCTACATGTTTTTTAATCGAAGGATCATCTACTAAAACTTCTGCAGGTGAGTAAGGTAATTCTGCATGAAGTTCTAAAACAGAACCTACTGTTTCATCATGATTACTAAACCATCTTCTCCATCTATTCTTTTGTCTTAATTGTTTCGGTAGGTAAATTGCAGTAGTAGTTAATTCAGGATCATAAAATCTTCGAGCAGGATTTCTCATAATACTACTCGAACTACCTAATCCTGAAACAGATCCCACAGTACTATAAATATCTGCTAATGCTCCTGTAGAACCTTTCTTACCTTCTCGTTCTAAATTAGCAGAAGCCATAATATTCCTAGGGAGAATATTGTTAAAACTTTCTGGCATTATCCCATCTTTCATATCATCTTTCATATTGTATCATCTGTCCTTTTATTGAGTTTTCTTGTAAATCATCATGTCTCTATAAGTAGAAAAAGCCTCCGGAGATTTATATCCAGTACCATACATAGCATTTTGCATTTGTTGTGAAGTATTTATAGAATCTTTCACAAGACCAGCATACTCTTTTAACTCCCCTTCTGTCAATAAATGTCCTAAATCTTCTGGTACATATTTAGTAACAAACCAAAGAGTTTTTGAAGCTTCCGTAGCTTGTTTATATTCTTGTTCTTGCGAAACAAAACTATTATAACCATCTATTAATTCCATTAAATTAACAAATTTAGGAACTAGGTGTTGTTCTAAAAGAGGGTGAATACTTTCATTATCTTTACCCTCAAAACCATTATCAGAATTTTGATAGTATGAAGGAATTTCTGCAATCTCAGTAACTTCTTGAAAATAATTTATAAAAACATTTCTATCTATTGAAGAGTAAGGTAAATCAAAAGACAAATCACTGGCATCAACTTTATTTGTTAGATGACTTTGAATCCAATCAATTACTTCGTTTAACTTCTCTTGAAAATCACTGGTCAATGATTCTAAATCATCCCCACCATTATTAAATATACTTTGAATTTGTTTAAATCCGGATAATAAATTACTATTATCCTGATTATCATTAGGATTAGTAGTAATTCCTGTAATAGCAGCAACACCACCATTATCATCTTTCCATATAGGAACACCACTTAATGTTGATTTTTTTGGTTTATAAGAACCTTTTGAATGAGACACTACTAAACTTCGTTTACATTCATTTATTGATCGTCTTAAAGATTCTAGAACACTGTAAAAATTCTTACGACTATCTTGAATGCTATTAGGTGGTACTTTTCTATACTCAGACTCAGATCTTCTAAGATCTGTTTGTTGCTCATCAGTTCTATTATCTTCTGCCTGATTATGACTAAAATCATGAACATTCCCTATTGTTTTTGTAATTAATTCATTTTGAGGTTTAAATACTTTTTCTAACAGAAGTAAAACTTCTTTAGAAACAGACAACATCTCATCAGGTTTTTCTAATTGACTTAACATATCATCTATACCTACCACATCTCCTGCATTTTTTGCCATATGTTCGAGAGTTGTTCCCGTTGCTGATGAGGTACTATTCACAATAGTTAATAAATTATCAATAGGTTTTTTTAATTTATCAAAAACTGCATCATTAACAGAATCTATGGTATTATGCCTATCTGTTATTATTTGATTTAATTTTATAAATTCTTCATTAGTTGATATAAAACGTGACCCAGGAATTCCAGGATTAAGCATAATAGGTTGTAAAGAATCTTTTGGTTTTTCTTCATTCCAACTTTCAATTATTTTTTTAATTGTCATAAAATCATTACTATCAACACCCTCTATAGCTTTAATTAATAAATCTAATGCTAGCATACCTTGATTAGTACTTCTATTTTCAGTTTTTTTCAGTTGTAAAATAAATTCTTTAAAAAAACTCTTTACGGTTTTTATATAACCTAAACTTTTAACCTCTACTCCCAACTCTTGAGCCTTAGCAGCATCATTTAATATAGGTGCGAATTCATTTTTAAAAATTTCATAAGAATTATTTAATTCAGATATATCAGTTAAAATATCATTAATATTCTGTCTGTTCACTATAGTTTGAACATTTTTAAATACATCAGTTATAGTTTGTTTCTCATCTTCTTGTTTATCAGAAAAAGTATATAAATTATTTAACAAAGATAATAAAAAACCTAACTTTTCCTCACTAAAGTACACTTTCATCAAATCCCATGGTTTATTTAATTTAGGATTATCAACTGCTTGATTCTCTAAATCTAACCTTAATTTTTTCAAACCTTCTAGATTTACAGGTTTATTTACTAAACTTAAATCATTTTGATAATTTTGTTTTATAGCATCAATATCTTGAAAAACATCATTAAATTTATTATCAAATTTATTATAGATAGCAGAAATATATTTCAGCAACATTTTTCTAACTGCGTGAGTTGCTTTTTTCTTTTCTGCAAATTCTGTTAACTTATTAGCGAAAACTTCTTTTACATGGGCTAAATTCATTCCTCCCATAGTTTTCATAATATCAGAATCATTCACAGGACGTTGTAAATCCTCTTGATCTAGTTCTATTAAAGATTGTACTGGTTCCGGTATATCTGTTCGATCTAAAAAGAACTTTACATCATTAATTATTTTTAAATTATTTTTTATAGATAATAACTTTTCTTCAATATTATCAAGAGTAGTAGGAGATTGTAATAACATTAATAATTCTTTTAATTTTTTTGTTTTTTTACCGACATTATCAATAGATTTATCTACTCTCCTTAATTCTATATCAAAAGGATCTAATTTTGTCATTTCAAATGCTATGTAATTATTAATCTCTGATAAACTATTATTATAAATCCCAATCTGTTCTTGTAAAGTCTCGTACTGTTCTTGTAAATCAACATAATTAGAATCACCTTCTACTAAGGTATTCAATAATTTAGAAACTTCTCGTGTATCTGAATGTAATTTTAATAAAGTATTTTCAGTTTCAGATTTTTGATCATCATATCCTAGTAATTCTTTTGATTGAAGTCCTTGTTCCCATTGTAACCATTTTTTACGATCTTTTAAACAATAAGATCCCCAAGTTCCTTGTGTCTTCTCCTGTTTTCGATTTCCCGTACCTTTCTGTATTTTTGAAACATTTATACTATTTGTATAGTTTTCAAATTGAGCTTCAGGTATATAATCTGATTTTTCAAGATTTTGATTAGGATCTACTAATAAATTATTTTCAGCTTCAGGTACCTTACCCATTAATTTTTGAAATTCAATAGTTTCTGGTGGTGTCTCAGTAAAATTAACATCTTCTGGATTAACAATATCTTCTTCTTGAAGTATTAATCCACCTTGTTCATCAATTGTTGATTGATTTAAAACAACATCATAATACTTAAGTCTATCATTAATTAAAGTTATAGCTTCATCTATAATATATTCTTGTTTATGAACAGCATCTAACTTTTTAAAATCATCTAATATATCTTTATCTTTATTTAAATAAATACCTTTAACACCATATCTATCCCAATCAGCTTTTATGGTAGGACCTCCATCTTCATCCGCACCGATGGTATAACCAGGACTATATTTTTCTAGAAAAAATTGAATCTCTTCCCTATTTTGAGTACTTACAAATGTCTGAACATCTTCTTCTACTTGTTGAATTTCTGAATCTAAATTAATTACATCTGGACTTTGCATCACAACATTTCTTTTTTCATAAATATTGTTCAATAAATTAACATATTTATTTAAATTGCTTTCTAGATTATCTGAAGATAGTAGTGCTCCTGAAACTGAAGTATTCCCAAACCAAAAACTCATCCATGTATTAAATGTATGTGGTTGATCTTTATCTTGATCAACAGCAAACTTTGTTCTACTGTTTTTAATATAAAGATCATAAAAAGCATTGTGTAATAAATTTTCTACACTGTCTATAGACAATCCTTGTTTATTACAATAATTTAATAAATAATCAGTGGTTAATTCTATTTTAGAATATTTTAAAAAATTAGTTAATTCATTATGATCTAATTCTAGCAATGCTGCAATTATAGATTTATTCATCAAAAATACCCTTACTCAACTATTTCGTAATTCTCTAACTCTAAATTATCATTTTTTAAAGCTTTATCTTCTTTCGTGAGATCAGTTGATTTCAAAGAAACTACCTCACCCTCTGTATCCATAGATTTAGTAGCATCAAACAAATCTCCTGTCTCAGTATCTGAAACAGTCACAGAATCTTCACCTACAGATAACTCATTTAAACCAGTAGAATATTTAAACACTAGAGAATTATTAGAAAGATGAGCTTCTACAAATTTAGTATAAACACTATCAAGATTCATTTAAATTACCCTTATACCTTAGATTCTAATAAATCTATAAGATCTTCTAACTCAATTAATTCATGACGAGCTTCAGATATAATATCACTAACAGTTGATAAATCATCCCCATCATCATCATCCATGTCTTCGTCTATATCTTCTATGTCTTCGTCAATATCATCATCAGTATCTTCTAAATTATCTAAATCAATTACTTCTATACCTTCATTACAAGGACTATCTAAAACATCTTCGTCATCTGGTTCCATAGAAATCTCTGCACTAGGTTCTGAAGGATCTATCATATCTCCTCCAATTTCCGGTAAAATTTCTTCAATTAATTTTTTAAATTCTTTCAAAGGAATTTCTTGTACAGACATAAAATCCGCTGTTTTAGTAATATCTTGATTAGTAGATAATTTATATTTATCAGAATAATCTTCAACATCATCATACAAAGCCACTTCTTTTGGTTTGTTTGTAAATGTTAGTTTATCGGGATGACTATTATAGTAACCTTTAGAAAAATTATCAGCTATTCGAAGAAATACATCAACTTTCCCATCAGAGGTCACTGCTATTTTATCAGCTATTTTAACCGAAGTAGAAGGATATTTCTCATGAAAGATTCTAGCAGCTACTTTTTCAAATGGTTGTTGATCTATAAAATCTCTGTTAAAAATACCTTTAGAATCGGTACGTAACCACTTGTATAAACCTAAATCAGCTATATCTTCCTTTGTAAAAGAAACCATACCCATCTTTGAATTAATTTTTATTATATTTGGCATAAGAAACCTCGTTAGTATAATTGCGAAAGTAATTAAAAACTTACAATTATAATATTGCCTAATATTTAACTTTTTTTAACCTAAAATAATAAAAAATCCTGTAACTAAAAAATAACAATTGACAGAAGATCCTACATTATATAAATAAAATAACATAAATTAAAATAAGGATTACTATATGTCAATAATAAGAGTAACAAAGAATGCTAATTACACTACTATCAGTAACACCCATTTAAATGACAAAACACTAAGTTGGAAAGATAAAGGATTACTAACATATATGTTAAGTCTTCCTAATGATTGGGAATTTTATGCTAAAGATTTAAATTATAGATCAAAAGATGGTAAAGATTCTACAAACAATGCTTTAAAAGAGCTAATCAAAACAGGTTATGTTTCCCGGAAATTTAAAACTAAAACAAATAACTCTAATGTAGGAATGTATAAAGGTTATGATTACACAGTTTTTGAGGTTCCTCAAAGGCACATTGCCGTTGCGGAAAACCCGCATCGGGAAAACCGCATCGGAAAACCCGCTTCGGAAAACCCGCAACTACTAAATACTAATATACTAAGACCTGATTCTCTATATACTGAAAAACTAAAAGAAAAAAAAGGATATAAAAAAAAGGATATGAAATTCCCTTTAGAAAGTCTTAAGATCTTAAAAAATTTAAAAAATGAAAAATTACAAGATTTTTTGAATTTGCACTTTAAAAGAATACATACACCTGTTATACAGTTAATCATCGATTCAAGTACTTCAGAAGAGCAAGCTCTTAAATTTTTTAGCTATATCGTAAATACTTACTCATTAGACACAATACAACAAAGTTTATTAGAAATAAAAGAAAAGTTAGATCAAGGAATCATGACATCCGTTAACCTATCATATATCAAAACATCCCTTAAAACTATAAATAATAAAAATAAACAAAAAATTAAAAAACAAACTAATAATCTAATTATACCTAATAAATTAAGAGAAATACCTAATCTAACACTCGAACAAAAAAAATATTTCAATACGGATGAGAAAAAATATTTAATATATGAGTATGAATGTGATTGTGGTCATATAACAGATGGTTTTTCTTCTAGCTGTAGTCAATGTGGTTGCATCTTTGATTGGAGGAGTTTAAATAATGCCTAGAATTCATTCAAAATTTAAAAATTATTGTTATGAAGTATTTGGTAATGAAGGTGATATTTTATATGATTTTTATTATAATTTTTTTAATCCAGGGAAATATTATGAATGTAAACATTTAAAAACAAAAAGAGTTGATCAGTACATTAAAAACATAAACTTCCTTATAAGTTTACAAGGTAAACAAGCTATTATAGATACATCAATATTATTCACAGAAAAAGATAATGAAGGAACACTAAAATCACATAGTTTAGCTTATTTCACTGGAGCAGTTAAAAACTATAAAAAGACAAAAAAAGACTATGAAAAAGAAAATTCCTTTACAATTAAAAGCAGATCTAAGATAATAGAACCAATTAGGTATAAAAAGATCAGAACAAAATACTCGAAAGAATTTTTAAATTGGGATTATAAATGTGTTTGTGATGAAATTATTGATCCATGGCAAGTAACATGTCCCAAATGTTTGTCTGTTTTCAAATGGAATGTTTAAATGTGTTTATGGGAAGATTATAATTTAACTAATAGTATTAATGTACGAAATACTATAGTAATGAACAATTACTCTTTAGTTCTTCATGTCAGTAAAAATTATAAAAAAGTTATTAATTCTATTATAGATTTTGGTGATATCATTTCTTACGGGGTGTTTGGTTTGATTGATGCAGTCGAAAGTTATGATTTAAATTATAATACTAAATTCTCGACATATGCAGTCCCTAAAATTAAAGGAAACATTTTAGACGAAATTAGGAAATTAAATTGGGTTCCTAATGACTTACAAACTAAAATAAATCAAATTAAACATGATATTGATTCTAGCCCATCATTAAATAATCAATATAGTATTTTACTAAAATACGGTATTTCAGTATTAGATTATAATACTATTATCGGGAATAATTTAGTATCATTAGATAGTATGGAAGGTAGTGTATGAAGAAAATTTTAGCATTCTCAGATGTTCATTTAGGAATTAAATTATATTCAAATTATGATGAAAACGGAATTACTTCGGCTGAAGAAGATTGTAGGATAGCTTTAAATTGTATTTATGAAAGAGCAATTCAATCTGATATTGAATTAATAATATTTGCTGGTGACTTCTTTCATACCAATCATCCTACTTCAACTAATGTTGAATGGGTAATAGAATGGATTTATAAAATTGATAAATTAAATAAACCTTTTTACCTGATCCCAGGTAATCATGATACATCTATGTATTCTAATAGCTTGGCTTTTATTAATGAATTAAAAGTTAATAATGTTAAACTCATTGATAAATACTCAACTACAAATAATATTAAATGGAATGATTGGGAAATTGTTTTTGTACCTTATAAACAAAGTTTATCTTTAAAAAATAAAGATGAATTGACTTATTCAAATATTAAGACTGTATTAAATAATATTACTACTAAAACAATATTAGTCACTCATGTTCATGAAAAAGAATCTTTAATAGGTAGTGAAGGTAATATGATTTCTAAGGGAGTTGATGTAATATCTTCTAATAATTATAATACTAAACATGAAGTAATATTGTTAACGGGGCATATTCATCGTCATCAGATATATAAGAAAAATAAAGCTATAACTGTTGTGTATCCTGGGTCCACTACTTACATGGACACAGGTGATTTAGGAATGCTTAAAGGGTTTGTTACTATAAATGATAATATAAATTTTGAACCTATTATAGGAATTAGGGGATTTGTGTGTTATGATGTCCCTGAAGATGTGGCACCTATAGATTTTTTACAAACAAAACGAATGCCTATGAATCAAGTTGTTTTTATAAAACATTATTGTGATGGAATAAGTGTAGATGAAATTAGAGATTATTTAAAACAAAAAAATAATTTATTAGGATGGATTAAAAAAATAAGTAAACCTAATATAAAAAATGCTATAGATTTATCACAAATTAATCAAACAACCCCTCAAGAAATTTTCACAGAAGCTATTAATTCTATTTCAGATATAAAACCAGATTTATTAACTAAACTTATGAAAATAGGTCAGGAGATGATTAATGACCGATAATCATTTTGAAGTTTACACTGATGGTAGTAATAAGAAAGATCAATTAGTTGGTTGGAGCTTTGTTGTTTTAAAAAATGATGAATTGTATTATCAAAAATATGGTACAGCTAATCCTATATATAATCATTCTCGAAATATTAATGGAGAAACTCAAGCAGTTTTAGAAGCTTTAAAGTGGTGTGATGATAATAATATAACTAATGTGTTTCTATTCAGTGATTATATTGGTTGTCAACAATGGGCTATGGGTGTCTGGGGTGCTAATACTCCTGTTGCCATTAATTATATAAATAAGATTAAAACATTTAATGTTAAAGTTCAATGGTTTCATGTTAAAGGTCATAGTGGTAATAAATGGAATGAGGAAGCAGATAAACTAGCTAAAAAATCAATAGGTATTGCTAAATGAAAATAAAAACTATCGAACTTCAAGGATTTAGTTCTTATAAAGATCATACTGTGGTAAAAGTACCGGAAGGTATTACAGGTATATTAGGAATTTTTGATGACAACATTAACAAAAGTAATGGAAGTGGAAAATCCTCTATTATAATGTCAGTTATCTATGCTCATTATGGTAAAGGGGAGTTTAATAAATTATCAGATTTAATAAATGATAATACTGATTCAATGTTTGTAAAAATAACTGAAGAGATTAATGGAAAAGAATATATTATAGAACGAGGTATTAAAAAAGGATCTTCTTATTTAGATTTATTTGAAAATGGTACTCGTTTAGGAGAAACTATAGGTAGTACACAACAACATATTATTAATGTAGTAGGTATGGATTATGATATGTTTACAGCATCAATATTTTTTGAACAATCTAAAATGGATAAATTTATTGATGTAGAAGATGATAAAAGACGTGGTTATATAGATAAAATATTTGGATTAGATTTATGGAGAACATTACAAAAAACCGCAACATCTAATTCTAAAAATAATAAAAAAGAATTAAATAATCAAAATAGTAAATTAACTTCATTGTCTGAAGAAATTAAAACATTACAGGTATCAGTGAATAAAATACCAGAAACAGAAAAACAACTCTTAGAATTAACAACACATAGAGAAAATTTACAAAATGATATAAAAAAATATACTGAGTTACAAAAAGATATAGTCATTTTACAGTTAAAAGAAAAAAGTAAATTAGATCTGTCTGAGGAATTAGATAATCTCACAGTTATCTCAGAAACAGAAAATTTAATTCAAGAACAACAAAAAATATTAGAAACAATTGATAAAAGTATTAAAGATTTTAATGAAAAATTGAAAAAAGATAAAGTAAAAATATTAGAATTAA